AATCGACAATGAAGAACTTACAAAAAACTGTTATGTCTTTAGCTTGGAAAATCGCTGGCGACATTGCTTTTGGTACTGGTAAAAAAGCAGGCAAAGGCGGCAAAGCAGTTGATTATATTTCTACAGGTCTTAAAAAAGCGTGGGCATGGGTTAAAGAAAAAGCCGCCGACAATAAAGCGGTGGCAGATGTTAAAAACGCTTTGTTCACTTTGCCAACGCCAACCAAAGAAACAGAAAAAGCGCTTGCTTTTGACGTGTACATGGCCAATTCGGCGCAATCACTTGTTAAGACAGTTTGGTTGCCAAAATCGCAAGTAGTTAACGGCCAAGCCAAGGGTTGGATTTTGATGGCAAAAATGAAAGAGTTGTTAGCGGCCAATGCGCATTATCGCGCATGGGTTGAATCTGATTTTTGGGGAGAGTTCTCATGATCGAGCCGAAAGAAGGTTGGCCGCAATATTGGTTTAATTGGTCAGGTGAGCCGAGTTTTGGTGACAATGAACCGCAACAACAATCAGGCGATGATTTGCCATTTTAAAGGAGGTTTTTATGTTTGATTTTAACAAGGTTTTAAATATTGATGTTTCTGCGAAGGTAGAAAAGAAAAAAACTGGCACGGCAACTCTAACTTATTTAAGCTGGGCGTGGGCGTGGGCAGAATTTGTAAAGATTTACCCAACAGCGACATATAAAGTCTTGAAAAATAAAGAAACTATGATGCCGTATTTTTCAAGCGACGCTGGGGTAATGGTTTACACTGAAGTGACCGTTGATAATTTGACGCATGAGATGTGGCTCCCCGTCATGGACGGCGCTAACAACGCAATGAAAAGCGAAGCTTACGAATACAGTACAAAGTTTGGTAAAAAGCCTGTGGCAGCGTTTGACATGTTTGATGTTAATAAAACAATAATGCGTTGCTTAGTTAAAAACCTCGCAATGTTTGGCCTTGGTTTGTACATTTACGCTGGCGAGGATTTACCCGAAGAAGCGCAAGAGGCCGCGCAAAAAGAAAAAGCGGCCAAAGCCGTGGAAAGCTTAAAAGCCAACCAGCCTGAACCGCCAAAGAATTACGCTGAAGCGCGTGATTTCATAACGGATTGGATAAATAAAAAACCCAGAACGCATGAAGAAATTAATGATGCAGTTCAAAGACTTTATAAATCATTCCCAGAATCATCAACCGAAATAGCATTCGATTTTTCACAATTTACCAACCCCAAGGAGCAATAAAAAATGACAGTAAACAAAGTAATCTTAGTTGGCCGCTTAGGCCGTGACCCTGAAGTTAAGGAAACACAGGGCGGCAAAAAATATGCACGTTTTAGCATTGCCACCAGCGAAAAAAACAAGGCAGGCGATGTTTTGACCGAATGGCATAACATAACGGCTTTTGGCAATGTTGTTGATGTGATTGAAAAGTACGTTACAAAAGGAACAATGCTGTACGTTGAAGGAAAAATTCAATCGAGCGAATATGAAAAAGAAGGCATTAAACGCAAGGATTTTGGAATCATTCTAAACAGCATGACCATGTTGGGCGGTGGTGAGAAAAAATCAGAGCCAGCGGCAAGAGGTAGCCAACAAGCACAACAAGCCGATGATCTAGACGACGATATCCCGTTTTAATGCAATAAAGCCCCCGTTTTTGGCGGGGGCAATTAAAAATCAAAGGAGATTTTATGAATGAATTAACAACCTTGGCCTTGCCACCATTGCCAGCTATCCCATCAGAATTTACTGACAAAGCAAATTCTTTAAACGTTTCGCTTGTTATCTGTCTCGACGAAAACGGACGCTTGATAAGCGACAAAGCAACAGATTTGGCGGAATTGATTACACAAGCAAACGTGTCGCATGATCAACTTGAAGCGCAACGCAAAGCACAAACCAAGCCGATTTTAGACTACAAAAAAGAAGTAGATTCACGGTTTAGCGATGCGCAAAAACCCTTTGCCAATTTTGCTGAGGGAGGTAAACGTTTAATTTTAGATTTACGCAAAAAAGAACAAGCCGAGGCCGATAGAATCCGCCGACAAGCCGCCGAGGCGCAAAGGTTGGCCGATTTTAAGGCAGAGGAATTGGCAAAGCAAGCGGCGGCTGAAGCAAAGTTAATCAAAGATGAAGCGGATTTTTATCGTGGCGTTGGCAATGATGACATAGCTGAAAGTCTTGAAGCTGAGGCGGAGGAATTGGCCGCAGGTTAGGCACCACCTTAAAGCTCGATAGATTAAAAAGGTTGGCCGCAGGTTAGGCACCACCTTAAAAGGTTGGCCGCAAAGTATCGCGGCCAGTTTAAAAAAATGGAGGATTTATGAAAAAACAATGCAAACGTAAAAAGTACTTTTTATTGCCATCAATCGCATTCATTCGCGGCCAACAAGAGACTGGCGACGATAGAGCCGCCGTTTTTTGGATTAAGACAGAAATGGCGTGGGCAGAAATCAGATTGGGGCAGGACGTTTACGGAAACAACGAATTTTTTAAACACGTTGCGACCACAATCAAGGCCGCCGTGTTTTGTATGGCAGACCCACTGTTGGCGAAAAATAGAACCCTCGACGGCATGCGCGAGATAATCAAAAACGCCAGCTTTGCCTTTGCGGACGCGGTTGAGCGCACAGTTGATCGTTACGACAATAAGCCAAGCGATAAGGTTCGGTATTCGTTTACAGCGGCAGAACACAACGCAATCTGTCGTTTTTTTGACCAGTTCGGCGCGGTACACGCCGCTATACCATTCGATGCGTGGGAAATCTCGTGGAATTTAGCCGCGAATCACTTTGGCTTTAAAGAATTTTTGACTTTAAACCATTAAAAAAACAAAGCTTTATAATTTATTTTAAAATTATTTTGTTTTTTGCATGAAAAACTCTTTACGCAGTAGCCCGTTGCGTGTAGAATGCTTTCACTGGTTAAGCAAACCAGCAACTAAACGGAGAATAGCCATGAAAACTTTAAGAGAATTGATTGAGAAATTAGAACTTGTGTTGGAAAAGGTTGAGGACAAAGAATTTGAGGCCGCTTGTGATGAATTTGACGCGGCTGACGTTTTAAAAATGGCCGCTGATGTTGGCGCGGCTTTAAAGAAAAAGCTAACTATTAACGCCACCACCACGGCGCAAGCCGTGGCCAACCTCTCAAAATTAAATCAAATGGAGAATCAAATGACTGATTCACAACTTATTCAAATTGTAATTTATTTTAATGTTTTAATCCTTTGGTTTTTATCGATTTTTTATTTTTTAAATGCGGTAAAAAATTATAATTTTGCATGTAACACCGTGTTGCGCCAAAAACGCTTGGATATGCTGAAAAGGTTTAATAAATACGAAGGCTTGACAATCAGCAGTCAGATAGTCGCGCGTGGCCTGAAATTAAAGGCGTTCGAGTGATTAAGCTACCTTACCCTCCGACAATAAACCACTATTATGGCCAAACGCGCAACGGTCGGCGGTACATCAAGCCCGCAGGCGTTGAATTTAGGGCTATTGTGAAGCAGATACTGGTTGATGCGCAGGCTGAAATAATAGACGCGCCTTGTGTGCTTAAAAGCCTTGTTTTGGTTGGTAAAGACAAGCGCCGCCGCGATAACGACAACTCTTTTAAATGCCTGTTTGATGCAATCATGAACGCTGGTTTTTTGATTGATGATAGCCTGATTTATCAGTACAAAAACGTGGACAAATCAAAGGACGGCAATGTGATGCACGACCTAGACAAAAAAGGGTTTTGCCTTGTCGAGTTTGAAAAAATAGAGGGCGCAACTGGCGGTTTTGTTGGGGTTAGAGGCAGCGATTTTGAAATAGATAACAAACTGATTTAACTAACTAAACGGGGAATTTATGAAGCTTATCGGACGTGTTTGCGGCCAGCCCGATTTTTTCGGTGGACTGCTTAAGTTTAACTTTTTGACGAATTACAATGGGCATGATCGAGTAATAAAGTGCCTGCTAAAACGTGATGCGGACTTTGAACATTGCGACTTGTTGAGCGTTAACGTCAAGCTGTTTTTTAACGGAAAAAGTTTAATTGGTGAGGTTAACGACTGGAGGGCGCATGGAACAAAGAACTAACGAATGGCATCTGTCGCGTCTTGGAAAGCTTACCGCGTCACGTTTTGGCGACGCAATCTCTACCTTAAAAAACGGGGCAAGAACTCAAGCGTCAATCAATTATATGTACGAGTTGCTGGCGGAGCGTCTGACTGGCCAGCAAGCAGATTTTTACGTTAACAAGGCCATGGCGTGGGGAATTGAACAAGAAACCGCCGCGCGGCAGGCTTACGAAGCGGAAACAAAACAATCTGTAGTTGAATGTGGATTTCTTGACTTGCCAAACTTGCCAATGTGCGGCGCAAGTCCTGATGGCCTTGTGGGCGATTACGGCCTTGTTGAGATTAAATGCCCAAATTCTACAACCTTTATCAAATGGGTTTTGTTGGACGAAATACCGCCAGAACACAAACCACAGATGGCTTTGCAACTGCTGGCAACTGGGCGAGAATGGTGTGACTTTGTCGCTTACGACCCACGCATCAAGTCGTTGGAAATCCTTATTAAACGGTACGAACCAACGGCTGACGAACTCAAAGAATATCGCGACAAAGCCATTGATTTTTTAATCGAACTGGCGCAATTGGAAGAAAAATTTAAAGATAAAGAACCGCTTTTTTAAGAAAAGGAAAAAATCATGGTTAGAAAATACGACCCAGTTTTATTGCCAACATTCAAAAATTTTAAAGAAGCCCACGCGGCGACTGGAATCTCAAAATCTAGCTATTTAGAAATCAAAAGAAGGCGACCAGATTTACCGTGGCCTGTGCCTAAAAAAGGGAAGCCAGTAAGGTTTACGGCAGAGCAGATGATTCAATTTGCAAACGCAAAAGAGGCCTGCTTTGGGCTTGGAATCTCACGAGGCGCTTACTTTAAAGCCAAGCTGAAAACCCCACACTTGCCTTGGCCAAAGGAGGAGCGGTTTAAGTTTGACCCAGCAGAATTGGCTGGTTATGCGAACGTTTATGATGCTATGAAAAAAACGGGGATTAAATTCAATACATATTACAAGTACAGAAAACGCTTCCCAGATTTGGACTGGCCTCGCAAAAAAATCAATCGAGACAAAAACCAAAAAGACAAATACAACTTGATTGAATTAGCGCAATTCGCAACGGCAAAAGAAGCAGTAGAAACAACTGGCATCTCTTTAAAATATTATAACCGTTTGAAAAACGAAAACCCTGACCTGCCTTGGCCAAAGGCAAAGCTTGGCCAACCCACCGTTTTTGACCCAGCCGAAATCTCAAAATTCAAGAACGCAAAAGAGGCTATGTTGGCAACCGGCATAAGTTATCCACACTACACAAGGCTGAAACGTTTGCACAAAAATGAGTTTGATTGGCCAAAAAACAAAGCGGAATTGCGGCTTGATCGTTTGCAAAGATATGAGCAAGAACGATTACTCGAATCTCAACAAAAACAAGTAAAACCGAAAGAAATCAAAAACAAACAGGTATGCCAGCATACTCACGAAAAGACGCTTGCACGTATTAAAAATGAGCTTAAGACGGTAAAAAAACACCCATTGCAAAGCTTGAATTTCATGCTGTAAAAAATTATAACCATCAAAATATTTTAATCTTTAGAAAGTAAAAAATGAAAAAATTGAGCGCACCCATACAAGTCAAAATTAATTTAACCGCCGCAGAAAAGTTATTTTTCATCGAATCAGCAGAAAAAGAAGGGTTAAGTGTAAGTAATTTTTTAAGACAAAAAATAGGTATGCCATTGTTACAAAAAGCAAATAATTTTAATACAAACAATCCTAGGAAAAAATCTTAAATATTTTGCAGAGAGGTGTTGACGCAATGGGCTATTGCGTGTAAAATTCCTTTCATCGAATCAGCAACGGGCTGAATCGAACAGCATACTCACGAAAAGACGCTTGCACGTATTAAAAATGAGCTTAAGACGGTAAAAAAACACCCATTGCAAAGCTTAAATTTTATGCTGTAAAAAAATTATAACCACCAAGAGGATTATTCCAATGCCAAATAATGAAATCCACTTAAATGTACCTTATTGTAAATCTTGTAAATCTTGTAAATACTCTAAAGGTATTTCCGAAGATATGGCTGTAGCGTGTAAAGAAGCTGAAATAGACGTAAGCAATAAACTGATATGTACAAAGCTAATAGGTTTTACAGCGCAACAAAGAGCATACGGTAACGGTCTACATATAGCTTCCCCATCATATTCCTCAAAGAACGTCCTCGTTGAGCCTGAGTTTCACTGTGCTTATTTTGAACCTCAATTTATGATTACCCAACTTATAAGCTGGGGTTAATAGCCCCAGCATGGAGCGTAAAATGCAGATAAAATTTGATTTTGAAAAATACATATCGCAAGGCGAATTTTGGGCGGCTGAAGTAGAGGCAGAGTTGGATTTGTACACGCAAGAAGATTGCGAATCTGCTTATAAAATCGTTGCGGTTTGGCCAGTTTTAGATGATGGCTATATTTCAACCCAGCGACTTAATCCAGAAACCGATGACGTGCCATATCTTGACGAAATAATCGAGATTGCAAAAGAAAAATGGCGGGATTTGGTGGGGCATCAAGAAGAAGAAACACCGTTGCAACCGTGGGATTTTTGTTAAAAAAAAAGGCCGACCCTTTACAAGGTTGGCCTGTTTCACGTGTAAAAGTCAGTTAATGCAAAAAATGCAACAACTGAATGTTAAGCGGTCGTGTAAGTACTCTTTCCATTGACCACGCGCATTTTTAAGTGTTGCTGGCGATAACGTGGGTCAAAAGAAATATGCACCCAAGTGCCACCGCCTGCGTTTTTCTCATCAATTAACTGGTCGTACTTGATGCCAGCTTTATTGATCAACGCGCAAACTTCAGCAACTGATAATCCTTGAGCATTAAAATCAACCGCATAGCCTACAGAATGCGCAGACGTTGCCGAACCTCCAACAGCCTTATTAACAGCCGCTGAACGATAAAACGAATTGATTTTTAAAGGCACATTGCCAACCGCCTCCCGTACTTTTTCAAGCTGGGCGGCGGTTTTTTTGATGTTTTCAAGATGCGCTGGCGTGGGCGTATTGTCAGCTTTTACGCTAGTAACGGTGGCCTCTGCCAAACTAAAATGTTCTGTTAGTTTCATTGATAACTCCTTTATTTAATTAAAATATCCTGCCCCGATTGATACAAAGAACTGCGCATAAAATCCTCTTGACTTGAATCAAACTCACCGTCAAACCCAACGACAATAGAACCTGTAAAAAACTTTGTCAAGCCCGTTGGCAACCCTATTGCGCACGTATATTTTACTTCATTTTTGAACAAATAAGCGCCGTAACGGGTTGTTGGCTCTAAATTCTCACAAACAAAATCGCCATTTTGAATCTTAAATACCATTTCATTATAGCGGCCTTTTCGCAGTCTATCAGCATCATTATCACGCACACCGAGACGTGCGTACAATGAATCTTTATCGCCAACATAATTCTTTTCAGGGTCGCCGTCCATGGTTGCATACACCAAAGTCCGCTGTACGCCGCCTAAATCGACATCATAAATAGCCACGGATTTTGCGCCTGATTTGGTCAGTGATTGCGCGATACCCTCGAATTTTGACGGGTCAAGCGTGGGCGGTGCATTGCTAGACAATGTCGCCCTGCCCTCTCGAATCACCGCAAAAATATTGGTGTTGTTGGCATAAAACTGATAAACAACAAGCCCTGTAACCAGCAAAGTGATAGTCTTGCCCAAATGGTTGGTAAATGCCAACTTCAGAAAAAGCCAAACCAGCGCCAACGGCGTGACGTTTTCAGGCATTTTCTCTTCAACCGCCACTTTTTTTATTTCACCGTCTTTTTCGTCACTCATTTTTCACCTCATTTTTCACCTCGTCTTTCACGTCGTCTTTGCGCTTATGTTGAAATGCGTCATCAATTTTGCGCGGGTTGTTTAACTTAAGGTGTGCTTTTTCTAAAAAATAATCAATTTGCAAGTCTTTGATGGTTTCGTGTATTTTATGCACAATTTGCATACCAAAAAGGCCAATTATGAAACCAATTGAAGGCTGGTATTTTTCGAGAAGTTCAAAAAAATCAACGACTAAAGGCGTTAAATATACCGCGCAGGCCGCGCCAGAAAAAATCATAAAGCCCCTCATTATTTTTGTACCAGCCGCCAAAAATGGTATGCTAACGCAAGAACCAATCACGCCAGCTACAACAACCATCAGAATTAAACGCCAATGCGTATAAAGGTACATTCCCCCCCCCAGTCTTTGATTTTAAAGATAATTGCCGCGCCCACCGATTTTGACGGCGGCGTACATGGCGGCGGCCTTGACCGAACCCACGTTCATCCATTGCAACAAGGCAAAAAACAAGGCATCGGCAAACGCTTTGGAATGGTATCCGCCTGCCTGTTCATAACACCAGTCATGAAAAACAGCCGCTGGGCTATGTCGCCCAAACTGAGGAATGAATATTGTCGCAACGCGCGGCACACTTGCCAAGTCCGTCAAAAATCCTGACGGCACCGTTAAATTATGGGCGCGGCCTTGGTAAATTGCCGTCACATAGTACGGTCGGTCAACAACAAAAGCCTTTTTTTCGTCAGTTGACAAGGCCAACACCCAGCCCTCGCTAAAATCAAACAGAATTACTTCGGATTTTGAACTGGGTGAAAATAGCCCCATGTTATTTACCTCTGCCGATTGCTTTTTCTAAGTCAAAAATCGCCGCATCAAACACCGCCTGCGCCGCTTCGACCGTTACTGCGCCCTGAATCCCATTTAAGCCCTTTGCCGTCATGCGCCACGTCCGCAAGGTCTCGATAAA